ATGGCCCAAAAAACCCACCTCCTCAATGACTTGCAGCTGCGCCGCTTCATGGCCGCCGGCAAAGAGCTTGCCAAATCCGATGGGCAGGGCCTGACCTTCACGCTGTCGAGCGCGGGCACCGCTTCGTGGGTGCTGCGTTATCGGTTGCCTGGCGGTAGGCGCAAGGAAGTCACGCTTGGCAACTACCCGGACGTTTCCCTGTCGGCGGCGCGCGAGCATGCGCGCGCATTGCGGGTGCAGATTGACCGAGGAGAGGACCCTTCCGCTTTGAAGCGCGAAAGCAAGACGCGCGACATGCAAAGCTGGACCATGGCGGAGCTGATAGCCGACTATCGGGTGAAATGCCTCGCGCCTGGAAGCTATGCCGAGGACACCATCAAATACCGTGAGGCGGATATTGACCAAGTAGTCCTGCCAAAGCTCGGCGCGTGGCAGGTCCAGCGCATCACCTCCATCGATGTGGTGCACCTGCTCAAGGAGAGCAACCGCACATGGGTAATGACCAAGCGTCTGCTGACCACCATCTCCAAGGTGCTGGATCACGCCTGCGGCTTGACGATCATCGGCGCCAATCCCTGCACCGGCATCAAGCTCGCCTCGCTGATGGGCAAGCGCCCACCCGTGAAGGCACGCAAGATGCTGACCACCGAAGATCTGCAGTCGCTGCTCAAAGGGATTGATTTCATCGGCAGGGAAAACGCATTGGCCCTCCTGGTGCTGCTGGCGACATGCGTGCGCGGCATCGAGCTGGTGAGAGCCAAGAAGGCCGACTTCGATTTAGAGCGCGGCACCTGGTGGGTGCCCGACGAAAGCGTCAAGACCAGATCGGGGTTTCTGGTTCCGTTGGCACCAGCCGTGATCAACTGGATTCAGGAAATGATGGCCCTTGCCGGCGATTCGCAATACTTGCTGCCGGCCCGGCGGTCTGATCGCAAGGCCAGGCTGGGGGACACTCATGTGGGGCGCACGACATTGCTGGCCGCGATTAAGCGCGCGTTCGCCCGGGGCGACTTCGACGTTCAGAAATTCACGCCGCATGACACCCGCAGCACGGCCAAGGGCCACATGCGCAACATGGGTGTCTCGCGCGAGATCTCGGAAATTGCCCTCAACCACAAGCTGAAGGGAATGGAGGGGATCTACGATGTGCGCGAGGAAATCCCGGAGCGCCGGCGCGCGCTGGCAATGTGGGCGGATTTCTTGCTTGCCTGCGAAACAGGGGCGCCCCCGCCGTCTGGGAAGGTCGTGCAACTGCGTCGAGTCGCTTAGCCACTGCACGGGACTCAAAATCCCCCGCCGCAAGGCGTGCCGGTTCGATTCCGGCCCCGGGCACCATAGATATAGTGCTATGAAATTTGAGGCAATTTCCTCATAGTTTCCTCGGCCGTTTCCTCAAAGCCTGCAACCTTCACCGGTTGCAGGCTTTTTGTTTTTGGCGAATCGCTGCTGATCAATCATGTCACTTGACAAGTAGACACTGTATGCGCGTACAGTCTCGGCATGTGGTGCACAGTTCATGTTCTCTATCGCAACGGCAAGCGCATCCCTGCCGAGGTTGCCAAAGCCAGCGGCGTCTATGGCTGGCTGCACATGTATTCCAAAACGCCAGGAGTCGGCATGCCCAAGTCGGACGCCTTCCTGCTACCCGGGCCTGATGCTGATTTTGCGCATGCGCTCATTCCATCGCTGGAGTTGTGTTCGCTCCGCGCGATTGTTGGCGGCGGCATCCGGCTCGGAGGGATCGACCCGCACTCCCATTACAAGCCCATGCTTCACCAGTCGTGGTGGGTCATCCCGGGGGAGCGCCGGTGATTCACACATACCCCACCCTATTGCGCACTCCGCACCCGGATTACGACTGGATCCGGGCTCAGATACTTCCTGGCCTACCCGAGGACTACAACGTCGTCGAAGTGTTCCCCGGGCGCTTCACCGTGCGCGATGCGCGCTGCCGGTGCATCTACTATGGCCCGGGGCCGGTCGAGGTGGTGCGCTCGCAAGCGCCCTTCTAGGGCTGGCCAGCCGTCAGCGCGTCGTAGTCCCGCTCGCAGCTGGCCCCAGCGACTCGGGCGGCGTCGGCGTATTCAGCCAGGATTCCCGCTCTCGCGTCAGCCCGGCTGAACACGTCGGCAAGCACTCCGATGGCATCGCCGGCTGGCGCGACAGTGGGCTGAGCGCCGGGATCCGCGGCGGCGCCACGGGCCGAGGCGACAAGGGCGGCGACACGCTGCTGCAGGCGGTCGCCAGCGCGGCGAGCATCATCAGCATCGGCGCGCGCAGCAATGATCTGGTTTGCGGTTTCACGGGCGTTTTCCTCCTGGGCCTTAGCCCATTGGTTTTCTTGAGCGCGCACGGCCTGCACCGCCGCGGCCGTCAGGTCGGCAATGGTGCGCAGGGTCTTGGCGTGGGACATGAGATCTTTGGCGTGGGCAGTGCGCGCTGCGGCGGCGTCGAGCTGGGCCGCATGCAGGCGCAGCGTTTGCCACAGGAGCCCGGCGGCCAGCACCAGCGCCAGCAGTTGCCAGCCATAGGACTTGAGCTTTTCAACGATCATGGGCACCTCCAGCGCAGGCGGCGTACATGCGCACAATGGTTTGCGTGTGGGCGCGGCGCTCGAGGCTCGACGCACGGGCGCGGAGTTCGGGTAGCGGCGGGCACTCACGCTGCACTTCCGCAGGCGGCGCCGCGCATCCGGCGATCAGGACTGCGAACAAGGTAAGTCGGATCATCGAGTGCCCTCCCCTGCGATGCGTTCGTTTGCGCGCTGGATGGTCGAGTTGATCGCCTTGCGGTCGCGCTCGATGGCCGCGGCCGGCACGCCGGCTGCCTTGGCCGCCTTGTCGGCGATGGCGGCGGCACCCTGGGCGGTCTCGGCCGCCACGGCGGCGGTGTCGGCGGCCTGAGCGGTGTTTGCGGCTGCGCGCTGCAGGTTGCCGGACATGGCCAGCAGCGCCTCCCGGTGCGCACCCTGCAAGCGCCCGATCTCCTCGAGATGCGCCTGACGGGTGGTCTCGGTCGCCTGCCAGTAGCCCAGGAAGGCCCCGCTCCCGACGAGTGTGGCCAGCAACAGGCAGCCCTTGAATAGGTCGCGGACATGGCGATAGTCAGGCTTTTGCATGGACTTGCTCCGTCAGTTGGCGAACCCGGTTTTCCAGGCTCGAGATTTCTTCGGTAGCTGCCTGCAGTTGACGCTGCATACCCTCGAGCTGGCCCTGCAGCTTGCCCATCATGGTGATGGCCTCGTTGCGCTCGCGCGCGAAGTCGTCGGCGCGCTTGTCCGCCAGCGCGCGGGCGGCGCGCTCGGCTTCCAGCAATTCCTTGTAGACATTGATCGCCGACACACGGCCGGCGTCGTCCGCACGGTCGGCAGCGCCGCGGCTCAGGAACTGCCGCAGAAAGATGAATCCGCCGGTGATGGCCGCTGCAGCCGTCGCCAGGACGCCCACCGGTCCCCCGGGCATGGCATTTAGGTCGAGTGGTTCCATCGTGAAGGTCACTCCAGGGCCAGGCGCACGGCCTCGGCAATGAGGGCCGCCGGGTACGGCTGCTGGCCGTTCTCGTGCTGCACGATGGCGGGCAGGATGCGCTGCAGGGTCTCGGGCCGCTGCAGGTCGATCTGGTCATTCACGCCAACGCCCAGCGTTTTAGCGACCTGCCGCGCATATGCGCCGGTGTCGTTCTCGACCGGCGGTGCCCAGCGGCCGATGATGGCGGCCGGTGTGCGAAGACCGTGCTTGCGCTGATAGCTCAGCAGGACCTTGGCCAGGGCACGCAGGCCCCAGACAGGCGCGCTGAAAACCACGAAGCGTTTGTCGCTCGACTGGTCTGCGGCCATGCCCTGCCAGCGTTCGGCGGTGCGGTCGATGTTGCCGGGGTTGTGGTTGCGAATACCTCGAGGTGTTGCTGTCATATGTTTCTTTCCGGCATTAAAAAACCGCCTCGAGGGCGGCTGCATAAACAAGAGCGGCGGCGACTGTTGGCCCAGCGGCATCGAGCACGGAAGCCCAGGTCCAAGCCTTCGGATCGAAGCCGCCCCACCAGGGCATGTTTGCGCGCAGGCCCCTCCCCAAAACGCCGGGTGATTTGCTGCACGGTCGTGGCCGGCAGTTCATTCCATAGTCGTCCACATTGGCCCCTTATTAATTTTCTGAGCAAAAATGTAAGAACCTGCTTTGGCGGGCTGTATGGTTTTGCAACTCTTTTACACCATTGGGACTAGCGCTCCCTGGCGATCCGGCTTCAGCCAACGCAAAGGCACACGGTTGTAATGGCTTATTGCGTAAATGCTTCGCGGAATAGCTCTACCGACCATCGCAGCGATAGCGGCCGCCAATGTCTTCGGCTTTGATACCAAGATATAGACCGGCTCGTCTACAAACTTTTGCCCGACCACTTCAATTTCAGTTTTTATCATGCTGTGCAATTCTGGTAGGACCACTTAATTACCGCATCGCTGTCGAGTGGAGCGCCGAAGCTCACAACAAACTGAGATGCCGTTACCAAACTAACATAAGCCACTACTGGAGCCTGAAGATTAATCACAAAATTTTCAATGTTTGGAGTAAATGGAAGATTGTGGCTCATGGTGCGCGAAGTTGAGCCGGCCGGGATGGTATCTCCACCTCTGGCTTCAGTCTTATACCCAACATTTCTGGAAGCAATCGAATTCGCGCCTACAAGCGATGCACTTTGATCCAAATTATTCCCGCAAACCACGTTGTAATCAGATGCGCCGGATTCAATCAGAGACTTCCCATTCGTATAGACGGATGAAGAATTATTTCCAGAGACTGTGATTCTGGAGCTATTCACCAGGGAGATATCGCCAACATACGTCAAGTTGGCTTCGTTATTGTCTTTCAAAATCATGCCAGTCAGAGAGCATCCGATACTGTAGCTAAAAGTAATTCCGCCAAGTGTGTTTCCGGTTCCCACCCCGCCACTGATGGAGATAGATTTTCCGCCCTCAATATACCAGCCGCGTTGCCCATTGTTTCCAGACCAGCAATTGGAAAAACCCATGAATCCGACATATGGAGAATTCCCACTTCGCAAAATCCAACCATCCGCGCCGCAGGAGTCTGCAAAGCAGTTGGTGAACATTGCCCACTCGTTTTGCAAGTTTCCGATTTCTGGCGAACCGATGAAATAGCCGTATCGCCCGCAGCCGCCGGCCTCGCAGTTCTCAAATCCAGAGCCTTGGCAATTGATCAAGCGGAATCCGTCTTCAGCGCAATACTGCGCATAGGCATGTTTTGCCTTGACTGCATTGTCAGGAAATTGAGCGCTACTCTCGGCAAGGTAATAGCCGGTAAAGTTTTGATCGCCGCCACTCCCTGTGACAATCGTGTTCTCAAGCTCCAACTGCCATGCCTGCGCGATGTGGGCGGCGCGCCTGTTCGAAAGAAACATCACGTCCTTGATTGCGCAGTGGTTTGTCCACTGCCAGAAAATGCCGTGAGCCTCGCTGTTGGACATGCCCGGACCTCGGATGACCATGGCAGAAACAGACGATTTGTTGAGAGGCTCTGCGGCACTGCCAACGGCGTGAATGGCGGGCCTGTTCCCAACGTTGAGCAATTCCGTCGCATTCTTTCCCGCGCCAGCAAAATGAACACCGTGGGCGCCAGACATATCCAGAGAGGCGCTGCTACCAACCCGAAATACTCCGGGCGGGTTGTAGATCGTCAGGCCGTTTGAGTTATGAGGCGCATAGGGCTTTATCGAGTCGATGGCTTTTTGCAGCTTTGCCGTCACATCGATGGTCCCCAGGCGGCTTCGGATGTTCTCGATTTCGGCTTCGGTCATGAAATCGAACGAGCAAACGATATCTCGGCTTTTCGATTCCAAGGTGCGCGGCTCGGCGTCGGATCCGTTTTGCATGAAGCTAACCATCGCAGCACCCTGCCCCGGCGCTGCGGTGCTGGAGAGGTCGATGCGGACCTGGTCCAGGTTTACCGAAAATTCCAAAGAGCCATCTTCGGCCCAGTAGCGCGTACGGGCGCCAGCGCGAGTTTCATCGCGCGCAATCTCGACCAGTCGACGCGGACCACCCGCGGCAAGCAGGGCCTGTGCGTAGGTTTCATAGAACTCGATAGGCCCGATTGCGCCTGCGGCCGCTACAGCGTCGTTGCGAGCCTCTAGTGCTTCGTCACGATATCCCTCTGCCGCTTCCGTGGCTTCTGTCACCGCTTGAGCGATATCGATTTGAGCTTGCTTTTCAATCCCCGCCCAAGTTTTACGCTCTTGCCCGAACCGGTCATCCCACACATCGCGAGATTCATCGTTGACAAGATGATCCAGGTTCTCCGCGTTGTCGTACAGGTCCTTGACAGCCGTCGATCCAAGCTGGTTGCGTGTGTTGTAAGTGGTCATCTCAGGTCCCAAAAATGCAAAAGCCCGCGCGAGGCGGGCATAACGAAGCCAGAAAGCGGCGGGCTAGTTGGATGGGGTCGCGTCGTCGTCGGCGTACACGCGGACGTCGTAGTTCACGGCTTCGCCCTGGCACGTGCCGCTGCTCGACTTCACGCTGCGCATAAGGGCTGGCCAGGACAAGGCGTTCTCGGGTCCAAAGTACACATGGGGCGGCTCCTGCTTCAGGCTGATGACTGGCCACTGCTGCTGCGGGATCGGGACCAGCAGTTCATAATCATCGTCGCCTGGCATTGCCGGCCACGGGCCTGCCATCGATCCATCAGGCCGGCGGAACGCAACAATATGTGGCTGGCCGTCTTTCCAGCGCAGCGGCTCGCTCACATGCATCCGCGCCTGGCCGCCGGGCCCGGCTTGGATTTGCTCGAGGATGGCTGACTGGTCGTTTACCAGAGCCACGAACGCGCCGTAGCTGCTGTTGAGCAGGTCCAGTTCGGTGCTGAAGGTGTACGTCCAGCGGCGGTAACGCTGCTCGCGCGCGCGCCGCATGCCGATGCGCCAGGCCCGGGTGCGGCTGGTCACGCCCTGCAGCTTTACCTTCTCCAGTCTCAGACCCAGCGAACCAGGCAGCACGCATTGCACTGTCGCGGTGGCCCAGCCGTCGGCCTCATCCTGGAACTCGACCTCGACCCCATCGTTGTCATCCGGCCTCGGCGCAGTAAAGGCGCGCCTGATGCCGCCTGGCAGCGTGTTCTGTGCGCTGTACGACTGCTCAGGCACCGTACGGACGCCTTCGCGCACAGGCGTGATGCGGCCATCCTCTACCGTCAGCTCGGCCATGCCGGCTGCGAACGCTGACTCGATGGCTTGCTGCACGGTCATCTCGTCCAGCACCGCATCGAAGGTCTCTCCGCGCGAAGTCCACAGGTTGTGCAGGCGCAGCAGCTCGCTCATCTCGATGTTGTCCAGGCTATAGCCGATGGTGCTGCAGATGTACCAGAGCGCAGCCGAAACATCACGCGTCGGCACCGGGGCACCCCAGTTACCATTGCCTTGCAAGGTGGGCAGGATTCGGGTTGCTTCGAGGTTTACCTGGTTCTCCGAACTTGCCGCGATCTGACCCAGCCCGCGCACCCTGACACTGAGAGTGGTCCAGGGATAGGTGACAGGCGCCGCCAACAGGCAGCGCGCCGCGTACCACTGGATAACGTCCTGCACCTGCGTGCTCGATGAGCGAGCGCCGCGGCGGCGGATCCTCACCTCGGGCCGGATGGCGGAGCCAACGTTGATGCGCTCGGTGAAGCCAACCTGATCGAGAGTGGCCAGCGTGTAAGTCTTGCTGAGCGACTGCCAGGCACCGCCGGACGCCGAGCGGTAGTCGATCGACACGCCCACCGAACGACTCAGCACATTGCCGCCGTCATCGATATAGTGCAGCCCCTGCGGGAAGAAGAAGTCCACCTCGAATATGCTAGTGGTCTCGGATGACGGCAGGAGCACGAATGGACCAGCCTGCTCGCCGTAGACCGTATCCGGCTGTACATCCCACTGGGCCTGCGCTGCAGATATTGCCCTTGGTGCAAAGCCGGCCCAACCTGAGACCCCTTGCGCAACCAGCGTCACACTGGAGCCGCTAACAGACTGGACAGCGTAAACACGGCCTGCGCGCGCGACGCCTATGCTCTGACTGCCCGGCGGCAGCGTGCTCAGAGGCACCAATGCACCATCCTCCCATACCAGCAGCGTGAGCTTGCCGTACCCGCTTGGATCTATGCTGACCGAGCGCACCGTGGCGGAACCGGTGTAAATGCCTGACACATTCAATTGCAGCCCTACGGTCGGAGCAATCTCGCGCCAATCGCCTTCCAGCTCGTTCACAAGCTCCGGATTCTCAGGGTTACCGCTTGCATTGATCAGAGTAACGGTCACAGGCTGCTGCAACAGCAGCGACATGGCAGTACCCGCACCCCAAGATGAAGGGAAATCAGCGTCCGATGTGATGGATCCACCACCGACAAGAACGAAATTCGATCCGACGGGAGCCACACTGGTATCTGCAGTAGCCGTGAGATCCAGGCCCGCGGTGCCAGCACTGGTCCCGCCAACTTCGGGAGCCGGATACCAGTTCTGCGCCGGCTCTACCCAAGACAGGTCGGCGCCTGGCGGGTGAACCGTGAAATCCGCTCCTTCCATGCTCTGCAACGGCGTATTTCCGATCTTGATCAACGCCGGATCAATCTGGTACTGACCAGGGCCAACGCACAGCAGCATCTCTAGGTTCTGCACCCGGGGCTCAGCGAAGTACCGCCGCGGCGGCACAAGGTAGTCGGGGTAGCGGATGAAGTGCCCGAAAAGCTCGGGCACCGTCTGGTTCAGCTTGGCCGTGTTGGCCTTGCCTTCCGCAGACTGCAGTTGCTTGCCTTGGCCTGGATCATTGCGGCTGCCGCCGGTCTTTGGCATCAGCCAGCCGAACAGGAAGTTGAAAACTTTGCTGATCAGCTTGCCGACGGCGCCAAAGGGCTTAGGCCGGATCTCCACCACCTGGTCATTGGTCACGGCCGTAGCCGCCCATTCGCTGGCAGGCACTTCCACGCCGTCCACGGTCAGCGTGACCGGCTGCACATCCTGCGCGTCGTAGTCGATGCCTGCCGCCTCAAACCAGCCGCTGATCGTGCCCACCCATGGGTGCTGCTCGATGGGCTGGCTGGGCATCTGCCCGGGGTAGATCTTGATCGTCATAAAACAAAACCCGCGTGAAGCGGGCTTGGAAACGGTTGATGGTGGTCAGGCAGGGCCCGGTAGGCTCGTCCGTCTCGAGAATGAGCATGCGGCCGTCCGCTTCCACGACCAGGCCGACGTGAACACATAGGCTCGCCATCCAGGCTGTAGCAATGGCGCCCAGCCGCGGCGGGACCCCCTGAAAACCGTGCAGCGCGGAAACGTCGCCATGGGCCCGGGTGATGGCACGCAGATTGCCCGGCGCTGCGTCTGCAAGCGTCGGTAGCTCTGGGCGGTTGAACAGAGCGCAGCGCGCGCTGCGCACCAGGCCCCAGCAATCAAACTCCACCGGACCGCGGCCGCCGCGCACGTAGCGCGTCTTGAGGAATTGCCCGATCACAGGTACTTCGTCCCCGGCGCATTGGCCAGCGTGTACCGCTCGCGCGGCCAGGCCGTGTTGAGCAGGTCGTAGTAGCTGGCCTCAATGCCGAAGCTGTCCTCGTTGAACTCGCCCCCCAGCACCGTCATGCGGATGGGCGCTGCCGCCGGCGCCGAGGTGTCGGTGCTCAGGTACTCGCGGTACGTCAGGTAAACGGGCTGGCCGGCATCCAGAGCCGCGGCCACCATGTCGTTGATCCGGTCGTCATCCAAAATGCCCAGCGCGAACTGCAGCGACTGATTGCCGCTGTTGTCCTTCGTGGGCAGCGCGATGTCGAGGCCGCAAGCCTCGAAGGCCTGAGGCACCCCATCGACGCCCAGCACCATGTCTTCGAAGTCATCGACCAGCCGGACATGCTCGCCGGGCAGCTCAATGGAGAGCGTCGAAATGAGTCCTGTATCGGTCGGTGCGCTCGCGTAGACAGTGCGCAGTACGGTGCTTATCGCCATGTCATGCCTCCGGCCATTTGGCGTTCATGGCCACGTCGAAGATGTCCGCGCCCAGCAGGTACTCGGGCATCAGACCCCAGCCGGGGGGCATGAGGGGACGCTCCCAAGTCTCAAGCCGGGCCGAAATCTCCCAGCTGTCGGCGCCGACGAGATCGGGGCCGCTGTACATGTCCGTGAACCGGCAGACCAGATTGACCTTGCCCAGCGGCGTGCGCACGGCCATGTTGAACCAAGCCCCACCATCCAGCAGCACATCACGGAACCATGCCTCGAATGCTGCGCACTGCGCGTCGCTCATGTACCACTTGAACGTCTTCGCGCTCGGAACGCCTACGGACTTGCGCCGTTGCCGAGCACGCCCCGATGCCAGAGCTGTGCGCTTGAACGGCATGCCATGCTGAGTGGAGTGGCCCTCACGAAGCGCGCATGGCAGGCCTTCTGGCCAATTGATGTCTGTGGTGATCGCCATTACCGCCCTCTCCGGCCAAGACCGTATGTCGACTCAAGCGCCTTGGCGGCGTCTCCGCCCCTTCGCACGTTGGCCACGAAAACATTGATGATTTCCTGTCCGCGCTCGTCGGTCGTCTGCTCAACCTGTCCCGCTCGGCTTGCGTCCTCAACCACCTGCACCGTCGTGCCGGACCGGCTGGCCGTGTCGTAACGGCTGGCGGCATACCCGGGCTGAGCCGCAGGCACCGTGCCCACATACCCACCGTCGGCATAACCGCTGTGTAGCGAGCGACGGAAGGCCTCGAATGCGCGGGGCCCGCCCAGCGCCGCCATGTCTTCCTGGCTCAGCACACCCTCGCCGGCGTGGACGATGCCCGCCGGCGTGTACTTGCCGCCGGGGCCGGTGTAGCCGCCATCTGCATAGCCCTGGCTGCGAATTGCTGATACACGCGCCATGCCTCCCGCTACCGCTGCAGCGGCGGCAGCCGTGGCAAGCGCAGGTCCAATCACGGGAATACCGACCATGGCCGCGTATGCCGACTGTGCAGACTGGTACGTTTGGATAATGGTCTGCGCGATGCTGGATGCTTTGATGATCCCCAGCATTGCCTTGTTCTCCACTCCGAACTGGGTAGCAAAGGCAGACAGATCCGACGCCATCTGGCCAAAGCCGGCGGCCATGTTGTTCATCATCAAATCGGACTTGGCTTTCTCGATCTGCGCCATCCGGTCGGCATGCACTTGGGCCATTTGCTCCTCAAGCGCGTAGCCTTCTTCACGCTGGATCTGCTGCGCAGTCATCGCTTCTTGAAGGCGAGTCAGCTGCTCGGCATACCTATCTTGCTCAGCCTTTGCTTCGGCCTCATAGCGCGCCGTCTGATCGTCAAACATGCCGCCGGTCAGTGGCGAAACATCACCCTTGACCCACTTGTTTACGTCGTTTCCTGCGCCATACGCGGATGCCTGAGCCTGACCGAGAGCGCGTTTGGCCACCTCTGGGCTGACATGACCGCCGGCCAACAGGCCGTTGATTTTTTCTTGCTCAGCGCGCAACTGCTCCAAAGGCGTCAACGTCTGTTCGGTGAGACGCCTTCCCTCCTCCTTGAGCCGGTTTTGCTCCTCAAGGATCTTGGCTCCGTCTTTTGCAAAATCAGCCTGTATGGCCAGCGCTTCCGCTTCCTTGGCTTGCGCCTCGGTACTGAACTTCAAGGTGCCTTGCTTCAGGTCGTAGAGCAGCTTTTCGTAGACGCCCATCTCTTTGACTTGAGCGGCCTGATCTTTCAAAGACTTCAGATACCGTGCGGCGGATTCTTCATCTTTCTCAGTCTGAGACTTCCCCGATTTCTTCTCTGGCGCGTCAATCTTCGCGCCCGTGACATTGCGCATGGCGGCCGCAGCTTGCTCGCGGGCATCCGCCCAAGATTTGATGCGCCGGCTCCAGTCGGAGCTGCCTCCCTCACTTCCGGCGTCCCAGACCCGATTGATCGCAGTCCCATATTTTTGGGCCTGCTCCTGCAGGTCGGCCATTACGGATTTCGCGACATCTGCTTTGTCGCCGAAATCGGCTGTGATGATCGCCGCCAGTCCGCCGATGCCGCGCCCAAACAACATGGTCGCTGAGTAGGCGCCCATGACTGTTGCCACCAAACCCTTGATGACTTTCGCAAATACTTCCCCTGCCTCAGAAGCAATATTGGCTTCCACGGAAGTTTGAGCCAATCCGCCTGCGAGATCCACTAAGGTGGGCAGCATTGCAGTTGTGAGTTGGTTTGCAAGGCCGCGAGTCTGATTCTGCAGGACATCCATCGACATCTGCATCTCAACTGCAGAACGGATGGTTTTTTCATCCATCACAGCACCGGTGGCTTCTGCAGCGTCACCGAGCTCCTTCATCATCCTCCCGCCGTCCGCCAGCAGGGGAATCAATGCAGTTGTGTCGCTGGCCATCGACTCGAGATAGAAAGACATTTGCTGCTGGCTCAAGCCCGCCTTTTCAAGCGAGTTGTAGTACAGCTGCAAACCCTCTGGGCCGGAAAGGCCGCGAAACGCGTCAGCAGTAATCCCAATTTTCGGAGCTATGTTTTCGAAGAAGTCCTTCATTCCACCGCCGCCGGTGTCTTGAAACTCGCCCGCCTTCTCGTTGAAATCCTTTAGCTGGTCACCCAGCTTCTCTTGGTTGATCCCAACAACGCTGGCAGCTGCGCTCATCCGCTGAAACTCGGTGGTCGTTGCGTTGGCGATACCAGCAAGTGACGATACTTCGCCAGCCTGCTTTACTACGCTTGCAACCACCGCGCCAAGCCCGAGAATGCCAGCGGTCAAGGCGACATTCATCTTGGCCCACGACTCCTCAATCTCTTTAGCGCGGGCCTCCATATTCTTCTGGATCTCGCGGCTGCTCTTATCCGCGGCGCGCTCGGCCTCGGTCATGCCCTTGGTGAATCCGCCGATTTTGGCGATCAAGTCCACCGTCAAGGTGCCAAGACTGCGTGATGCCATTTTCATTCACCCATAAAAAAACCGCCCGAAGGCGGCTTGGTAATCGTTACAGGGCTTTAGCCATGGTTCCACCACGCTCGGATTCTGGCCACGAGATACCAGATCAGGCCAACGCCAATTGCTGCAGCGCCAACAAGCTTCTGTTCACTGACAATGGAGATGACCACGCCCAGGCACAGCACAGCTCCGCCGATCAATTGCTGACCTTTAAAATTTTTCGCCGTTGCTTGAGTGGTGACCACACCCTGCGGAGAAGGCAAAGCCGGCACCCCGCATTTTGGGCAAGCAGGGGCTAAGTCTGAAATTTGTTGGCCACATTCGCGGCAAGCAATCAATGGCATCTCGCCAACTCCTTTTAAATCAAAAGGGATGGTAGCAAAGATCAGCGCCATGTCTTTATTGCCGTCTCTAGGTCAACTGGTTCCTCAGCCCCATCACGCTTCCTAGTTGGCAAGAAGTCTTTCAGCTTTGGCCCTCGCGCACCAGGCTTCCTTGGCACCGTAGTCGCCACAGTATGAGCTACCAAGGCAAAACCATGCTCAAGCTTTTGCTGAGCAGCCAATGGACCGTGCGCCTCTCGGAACTTCATCCAGGCCTGAAACTCTCCCCAGGAAACATTGCGCTTTGCTTCAGCAACAGTACGCCCGCCGACGTTTGCCAGCACCAATTCGTGCCAGATTTCATCAGCGGGCGTTAGGTCTTTGGGGTGTTGACCTCGTTGATGGCTGCAACAAACGCCCAGGCCACGCTTGGGTGAAGGTTGTATGCCTGCTCATAGGTCAATGCCTCCGATGCCCCTTCGCCCAGGCGGATGCAGAGGCTGATCAGCTTTGCGCCTTGGCTGCGATCAGCCGAATTGATCATCGCCTGCTCGACCGCGCCGAAAGGCTGACGAACCACGAAGACCTTTCCACTGTACGACTTGCCGTCTGCGCCCTTCCACTCGACATCCTTCTGGACCGGATCCGTGTCCACGAATCCGCCCATACCTTGCAGTTCGGACAGATTCATGGCTTAGGCTCCCACCTTGCGGATCCACTGCATGGGGCCGCTGCGCTTGATGGTCATAGCGCTTTGCACCACGTTGTTGGACTCGAATGCGAACGGGAACGTCGCCAGAGTGCCGCGGAACAGGTTCCAGGTGCGGGTGGTCGGCAGGATGAAATCCGGTTCGTCAGGGTCAACCGTGGGCACCGCCGTTCCGTCCGACCAACCGAGAGCCCAAAGAACTTCTCGCTTCGATTGCTTCAGCTGGAACAGCCGGTAATGGCTGGCCATCGTCGGATCAGTGTTGATGGTGATCGATGCTTCGCCTGGAGTCTCGAGGCCTGGACGTGTGGTGCGGGTCTCGCGCTCATCCAGGCAGGTGTCATCGATGTCGTCGGCGGATTCGCTGCCGGGATCGAGCGCGGTCGGGCAAGCAACCTTCAGCACCTCGAAAACGGTGGGATCGGCCTCGGTCGGGGCCAGCACGAAAATCTCGGTGCCTTGGGTCAAGGTAGACATGAGAGGTCCTTTCAGAAAACAAAAAACCGCCTCGCGGGCGGCTGGTGGGTTGCGTGTGCGCGCGCTCAAGGGCGGCGGTTGATCCAGTCCGTATCGAAGCTGATGCGGTAGTTGTCGGTCTGCGGGTCCTTGCTCTCGCCGCGCCATGCGGTGATGTAGCAATCAAGCTCGATGGCATCCCGGATGGCCACGGCCGCCGATCGGGCAGGCGCGGCTTTCTCGGCCCAGATGTCGACCTGCACTGTGGTGCGGTCAGCGTCTGGTCGACCATTCAGGAAGTTCTCCGGCGAGCCGCCAACAACCTGGAAGGTCACATAGGGATAGGTCAGAGGCTCTTCGTCGTCACGCTGCCCCCATGGGTAGATACGCGGCGGCGAGCCCAGCAGTTCGCGCACGCGCGCGCTGGCCGAAGCCACAGCAAAGAACGGCGGGTTCATCGGTTCTGCTTCTCCAAACGCGCGGCCAAGCGCACAAGCGCCTTGTCCAGCTCCGCGGCAAAGACCTGCACGGCCTGCTCGGCCTTCTGCTCGCCAGCCGGCCGCAGGAATGGCTTGGCGCGCATCTTCTCGGTGCCAAGTTCGAGCAGGTGCCAGTGCGGCGTATTGCCCTTGGCACCCGTGTCCGGGTTGCCAGCGGGGATACGTCCGCGCTCAGTGCCCACACCAATGGAGATCATCAAATCACCGGTGCGCTTGCTGTACTTGGAGCGGAATCGCTGAATCAGGTTGTCGGAAATCTTCCGGCCTGTCTCGGCATCGTCCAGAGCCATCGCATTGGCCGCAGCCTGCAGCCGGATGACCTTTGCCGCCTTGCCGAGCGCGGAGCGCGCGGGCTTCTTGCGCAGCTCCACCGGCAGTGCACGCATCCGGGCCACCAGCGAATCCACGCCGTTGATCTTGAATTCCACATCAGCCATCGTCGACTCCTTCGCTGACAGGGTGCGTCTGGTACTCCTCGCCGCTTTCCTTGTCCGGCAGCACGCCCTCGATGTTGTAGACCTTGCCCTTGTGGACAAAGCGCATGTCGTGCGTGATAGCTGCATTCCTGCGGGTCACGATGCGCGCCGTCACCTTGGATTGGCTCGCCGCCGCGGCGATGAACTCCCGCGCGCTGATTGGCTCAACGGAGGCCCACACCTTCTTGACGTCCACCCACTGCTTGTCGCGATCGCCAGTCACGGGGTCTACCGTGGTGGTGAAACGCTGCAGCATGGGCCGGTGGCGAAGCTTCCCCGCGTCTATCATCGCGGGCTCCCGTCAAGATATGTCGGCGGGTCCAGGCCCTGCTCCTCAGCCTCGCTGTCCAGAAGGCGGTTGATCGCAAGCGCCAGCTCGCTGTTGGATCGCGCCTGGCTCATCAGCGCGTGCGCCACCAGTTGGTTGCTTTGAATCAGCGATTCGACCCAGGGCGGCATGTGCTCGTTCATAAGCAATCCTTTGCCATTTTTTCGCCCACTCTCGCACTTGGGTGCATGTGGAGCATTCAGTAGACGACATAGGGAAGATCTCCTCCGTACCAGTTGCGGCAGGACATCAGCAGGTTGAAGGCTGCCGGGTTGTCGAAGGTCTGCTGGGCGGTCTTGGCGCCCCGCACTGAGTCGAAATCACCGAGGTACAGCAGCAATGCGGCTTTGACCGCCGGCGGAACATCCTCTGCAGACTCCCACCTCGCGTCGTCGCACACCTTCATGCAGTAGCTCAACGCCGCATCCGCATAGATGAGGAGCAGCTCATTGCTGACCTGATCCTCATCGGCGCGGATGTGCTCACGCATCAGCTCAAGGCTGATCAGTTCGTTTGCGTGCATTTTTCTGAGCCTTTTTCTCTTCGACCTTGGGCGGCTCATCTGCCTTCACGGAATCGGCTACCTCGACCAGCCCCATCGCCTTCAGCTTTTCGGCGGTGGCCGGGGAAACGTCCTTGATTTCCCCGGGCCAGAAATGGCCGTAGTAGCCGTCAATGAACATCTTGACGGCTTTGACTTTCATCACACGAGCTCGCCCTTGATGATGGCCTGCGGGCGGTAGTGCGCCAGCGCCAGCCGCTCTTCGCACAGGATCGTGATCATGTTCTTCACGAAGTTGTCGCGATCTTCGCGGCTCAGCTCCACCGTGGCATCCATGCGGTCGAACACCTGGGAGGCCATATCGAAGCCGCCCACCGTGAAGGTGCCAGCAGCCTGCGCCTTGGTGGCGACCACGGGCAGGCCCCAAAGGTTGTAGGCCGCGAACGCCTGGGGGCCGCCCAGGATGTAGCGACCTTCGCTGTCCTTCATCAGACTGATCTTGTGCCAGTCGCGCACGTTCAGGATCAGGCCGGTTGCACTGAACTCCGACTCGCTGACCTGGTAGATGGCATGGGCCAGCTTGTCGATTAGGTTGTCGCCGCTGGCGTCCAAGCTCTCATCGTAGGCCGTCGCGACCTGGTTCAAGCCTTCAAGGTTGTCGCCGGTGCCGTCACCGTTGAGCATTTGCTCCTCTTCCTTGAGGGCCAGGCCGTACATCATGCGCTTGTTGATGTACGACTCGAGCAGGGGCGCGTCATCGATGATCTGGCGGGTCGCCTGGATCCAGTGGGCGATGGTCTTCACGTTGGCCGTGGCCTTGGTGAAGGTCAGGCCCGACTCGGGCTTGAGCGTGCCTTCGGCCACCGGCGCGGCGCTGTTGGTGAACACGTTCTCGCGCACGTACTCGAGCGAGTTGCTGGAGATGCGGCCCTGCGACAGCAGTTGGCGAATGGTCAGGCGCTGCAGCCCCGGCATGAGGATGCCGGGCACTTGAAAGGGCTGCACCAGGGTGCCGGCCGAGGCGGAAGTCGAGGTGATAGCCGCCTTTTCGACAAAGCTCTTGACCTCGACCGTTGCCTTGGAGCCGTTCCAGGACTTCATGGCGTCTTCTGCCACGCGCTCGGCGAAAGTCTTCTCCGTGCCGGGCTCGTTCTCACCCTTCACCAGCTTTTGTTCGAGGTCGAACAGGCGGGAGGCAGACTTCTTCATCTCCTCCTGGACGGCCTGGAAGTCTTCCTGCAGCTTCTTGCTGACCTTGCCGGTGGCTTCGATTTCGCCCTTTTGCGCGGCGAACAGCTCGGAGGTCTTCTTTTGGCCTTCTTCAATGGCCTTCTGGATGGCGGACAAATCGCTCATGGTTTTTTCCTTTGAAATTGATTTACAGGGGAGCTTTGCGGATGGCTTGGAGCAGCGCATCCAGTTCGTCACGCCCACCTGAATCGCTCAAGCTGGCCGACTTCACGCGGGCAAGAAATGCCTGCGCATCCGACTTCGAGCAGCCAGCCACATCCCGTAGCCAGTTCTCGCAGTCGCGGATTGATTCGATGGAGTCCAGAGACTTCACCGATGTGATTTGCGCCTCTTCGTTTGCGGGGAAGGTGCACACGCTGATTTCCCGCAGCGCGGCGACGCTCTTGAACTCGCGACCAGTCTTGGTCGTGTTGAAGCCATCGCTTGTAAAGGAGAAGCCGACAGACATGCCGCCGACCGTCCCGTGCTTCATCGCTGCACGCACCATGTCCGCCTGGGCATGGCCCGGGGTCAGCTCGCCGCGGGCGCGCAGCCCCTTCGAGTCCTCAACCAGTTCAGTCCAGCGCCCGATGGGGATGTCGAACTTGCGGTGGTTGAAGAACATGGCCACGTCGCGGCCAGGCCGGCGCATGGTCAGCGCGGACTTGAAGGCGCCAGGGAGAATCACGTCCCCATCCGAATCCACCACGTCGAACACGCTGGCATAGCCCTCGAACACGCCAACGTCCGAGCCGCCGACGAACTTGATTTCAGCGTCCTCAAAATTGAGCGTCTTGCAAATGCCTTGCATATCAGGGCTCCAGAAAAGCTAAACCCCGCTTGGGGCGGGGTTCTTGGGTTGACCGAGCTGGTCAAGAGGTACGTTTTGGCTTTGCCGTGTTGCCACGTCGCCGCCTGGCAGCGGAGGCCGGTTGTCCAGTCGTCGGCCTTCGTTGACCGTGAGCAGACCGGTATCGACCAGCGTCTTCATGAAGTTGGCGCGCGCCGTAGAGTCGCCGCGCAGCAGGCCTTCGATGTTGTGCTCGGCATGCATGGTCTGCATGTCACCCGACGGAACCAGCCAGCGCCAAATGGAGGACTCCCAGCGAGACAGGTAGGGAGCCAGCGTGAACTGCAGGAACCCAAGGTTCTGCTGCTCGATACCCGTACCCCAACTGGTGCTCTTTTCCACATCGCCCACCAGGTGCGGCGGCACCCCAAAGAAGCGAGCGATCTCGGACACCTGGAATTTCCGCGCCGAGAGCGTCTCGGCGTCCTGCGGGCTTACGCCGATGTCCTTGGTGTCGAAGCCCGCCTCCAGAATCCAGAGCCGCTTTCGCACTGGCCCGCCGCTGATTTCCGCGAAGTTCTGCTCAACCTGGCCGCGCTGCTCCTTGGTCAGGATCCTGTCACCGGTGGTCAGGATCTTGGGGGACTTCGCGCCGTTGGCGTAGAAGTCGTTTTGCTGGTCCTCCATTGCGATGGCGACCCCTGCTGACTTCGCAGCAAAGGCAATCGGGGAAAGGCCAGCCAGCCCGTTGAATCCGAAACCCTTGAGGTGGAAGATCTCGCGTTGCTTGAAAGTGGCCTTCTGGCCGTCTCGGCGATAGATGTATTCCAGCGCCCCGGTCTTGGACAGCGAGACATCCATATTTGCCGACTTGAGCGGCAGCAAGCTGATGATGTCTCCGTTGCCGTTGCGCTCGATCTGGGCGTATGCGTTGCCATAGAAGCACAGCTGCATCGTCATGGCTTCGCGAAACTCCACCGCGGTCATGTACTGATTGGGGCTGTACTGGAGCAGGCGCGCCAGTGGGTTGTCGAGGCCCACCTTCTCCCTCTCGCCCTTCGCATTCGTCTTGAACACGTCCAGCGGCAGATTGGCTGTCACGGTCGAGATCAAGCGAACGCATGCCCAGACGGTAGCGATCTGCAGGGCGCGATCATCGGAGATCGCGGAATCTCCAACAGTCCCACCCGCCGAGACAGGCCCCGTTTGCGAGCCTGTCTCGGGCGTGGTGAGCCGGCCGCCAAACATGGTCAGCAGGCGCGCCCAGAATGGGCTGCGCGTTCGCAGGTCAATCGAATAGTCTGTATCTGCCATCACATGCTCAACGGTTTTGCTAGAAAGTCATCGGCATTGCCGGAGCCATCAGGCGGAATCAACACGCGTCCGACTGCCATGATCATTGCCACGGCACCGTCGATCTTGTTGTCGTTCCCCTGCTTGATGGGCCTCACCACATCGTCATTCCCAGGAAGGGTCTTGCCGATGACGTTCGCAATACACCAGGTCATGATCGGGTTGCCGTCATGATGGAAGCGCCCGGAGGCGATTGCCGCCTCGATCTCCTTCATGGGGTCGCTCATGTTGGTGTAGTTCTGCGTGATCGTGATCGGCGTCAGACCCTCATCGTCCAGCTGGTGCGCGAGGTTCGTGGCGCCATGCGGATCGAGAGGCGACGACTGCACCGGGTTCAGGCGATTGGCCTCCTTGGCCTCCTCCAAAATCTCCCGGTAGTCGATCTCCGCGCCATCGGTCTGCATCAGCAGCCCTGCGTTCACCCACTTCTGATACCGCTCGGCCATGCGCCGGTTGTCGTGGTTTGCCACCGTGTCCTCGGGCACCCAGAACCGCGGCGCCACGCTGTAGTAGTGCCGCTTTCCGTCGATGTCCCGCCAGAACAGACGCGCCATGCTGTTCATGTCCAGCTTGCGCGCCAAGTCGAATGCCAGCACGCACGGCTGGCCTTCGAACTGCTCCAGCGTCAGGGTGGTGTCTTTCAGCGACTCCCATTGAGCGACGTTGAAGAAACCGGCCTTGGCCGTAACCCACACACCAAGGTGCTTGGTCTTGAACGTGTTGGTGAAGCGGGCTTGCTGCACGGCTCGGCGCTGCTGACTCTCCAGGTACTCCTGGTAGACCGACACGCCGATATTCGGATTGGCCTTGGCCAAAACCGCCGGGTCCTTCCAGTCGTCGCCCTCATCAATGGTCCACACCCAGCCGAACAGCTCTTCATTCGGGACGGTGCCCTCGAGCATTTCCAGAACTTCGCGGCGCTTGTCGTAGCACGGCCCCTCGATGTTGAAGCCGGCCGTGGTGATCATGAACATCAGCGGCTGCTTGCGGGCGCCCATGCCGGTCAGCATGGTGGTGTAGAGCGCGTCCGAGTCATGCTCGTGGTACTCGTCCACAATGGAACAGCTGGGGCTCGCGCCATCGCCCGGGTTGCCGATCAGCGGCTCGAAGCGGCTGCCGTCCGCCGGCCTGTTTAGGTTCGAGGCGTTGACCTCGATGCCCGCGGCCTCGACCAGCATCGGCGAGCGCTTGACCATCAGCCGCGCCGGCCGGAACACTTCCCAGGCCTGCTTCTCAGTCGTGGCGCCCGAGTACACCTCAGCGCCGAATTCATCGTCCAGGCAGAACATCGCCAGGCCGACGCCGGCGGCGATCACTGACTTCCCGTTCTTGCGGTTCACTTCCCAGTAGCTCTCGCGGAAGCGGCGCATCTTGTCGCGCTTGCGCTTCCAGCCGAAGGTGCAGGCCAGGCCGAACTTCTGCCAGGACTCCAGGGTCACCAGCTGACGCTTGAAGGCCCACTCCCCTTTGGTGTGCGGCAGCAGTTCGATCAATGCGATCTTGCGCTGGGCCTCCTTCGGGTCGAAGAAGTACGGCCAGTCGTCGTCCTTGGCGCGGTCGAGATCGTCCAGGTGCCGCTGGCAGGCCAGCACCACATACCGGCATGCGGGAATCTTTCCCTTGATCACGTCCTTCGCGAACTTGAGCGCGGCGTCGACAGCAGGATATTTAGCCATTTATCAACGCGGCAAATGGATTGCCTGCGTCCTTTTTCTTGCCGCCGCCCATCATCCGCTGGCGACTTGAGGGATCCAGCCCCAGCATGCCGCCGTAGGTGGCCATCATCGCGGTCGCTTCCTTGAGGGCCGTGACTGCCGGGTTCTTGACGACACCGCCAGTGGCGCCCGCGACAGTCACGCCGTTGTTTTTCACATCGACCTGGGCCATGCGGAACTGGTCGTAGGCGTTGCAGTAGACCTCGAGGTTCTGCACGTCCGTCGCCTCGAGCACGCGCTCGCGGCACAGCAGCGGCGCCAGCGTTTCCCACAGGGCGCGGCCGTCGTCGCCCATCCAGATCGGGCAATCGATGTTGCGCACCAGGCCGAAGTCCGGCTCGTCTTTGTTCAGCGCCCGCTTGCCCGGGTTGCCGGCCAGCTCTTTCTTGGCCGTGGGTTTCGGGCGCCGGCCAGAGCGCCCAGCAGTACCTGCCATCGGGCCTCCGGTTTAAATTTCATTTTTCGCGGGCGTAAAAATTTGACTAGGGGCGCGGCTGTTTCTTGGGGCCTTTTCAGACTTTTTGCCCACCCCCGCCCCGTGCGCCGATTTTTTTGCCCGGAGGTCTTGCCGTATCAGCTTTTTTTCGGCCATGGTTGCGCGCTATTTCGACGTCGCTGGGAAATAAGCTAAGGATAAAACAAGGCCGCGGGGCCCGGCCCAAGCGCTACGTGCTTCGTTCCTGCCTTTGCTTGTCACTGCTGTGGCAGCTCTGGCACAGGGACTGGAACGGACCAGCCCAGAACATGACCGGGTCGCCTCGGTGCGGCGTGATGTGGTCGCATACCGTGGCCGCCTCGACCTTGCCGGCCTTCATGCAGTACGCGCACAAGGGCTCGGCAGTGAGCTGGCGCTTGCGCAGCGCTCGCCATCGCGTCGTGGTGTACCAGGCGCTGAACTGACCGGCACTGCCGCGCTTGGCCTGCTGCGCCTGCTCCTGGTGCTGGTCGCAGTAGCCGTTGGCATTGCGGTGGATGGCGTTGCAGCCTCGGTGCCGGCATGGCCTGCTAGGACGCTGGGGCATGGAGCCGGCTCACATCCAACTCTTGGCAACCCAGCCGGCGAGCAGAAGCAAGCCAGCAACCACAGGCGGCAAGATGAATGCCTTGGCGACCGAAGCGCCGAAGCCTTCCTCGCTCTTGGGCTGCGCCTGGTAGCCGTGCGCGGCCCGCAGCACCAGCGCCAGCCCGTATGCCTGCAGCAGGGTCAGTGCAGGCAGGGGAAACATAGGCACGACAAACCAGCTCCACAGAAGCGAGAGCGTCAAGCCGGCCCAGTAACCACCCCAGACGATGGAAAGCAGGATAGCGGCTAGGCCGCCGAACAGGGCCGCCACAGCAACGCCGGGAGTCATTGGAGTCTTCAT